GGCACTGGAGGAAGCTCGCCGCCAGGAGCGCGAGAAGCTCTACGGGCGGCTCGAAGAGCAGGGCACACAGCTTCGCGCCGTTAACGAGTTCGTGGAGCAGGAGAAGCAGCGCCGCGAGCAGGCTGAGCGCGAAGCTGCAGAGGCTGCCGAGCGCGAGCGCCAGGCCGGGCTCACCATCGAGCAGCGGGTCGAAGAGATGCAGCGCACTTTCACCCAGCAGCTTGCTCAGCGCGACGAGCAGCTTGCGATGCAGCAGGCCGTGATGGCGCGCGAGAACGCACTGCGCGAGGTCGAGTCGTACAAGGCCCGGCGCGTCGCGGAGGAGTCGGACCTCATCCACCCGGCGCTGCTGGCCAACATCACCGGTACGACCAACGAAGAGATCGAGCAGTCCATCGCGGCTGCCAAGGGCCAGACGGACGCTATCGTTCAGGACATGCAGGGCCAGCAGGTGGCCCAGCGTCAGCAGATGCGAACGGTTGCACCCACTGGCGCACCACCTGTCGGACCATCGGACAACGCATCGGGACAACAGACGTACACCGCTGAAGACATTCAGCGAATGGACAACGCAACGTACGCCAAGCATCGGGGAGCCCTTCTGCAGGCCGCTTCTGCGCGCGCAGCGCAAGGAGCCCTGTACCAGCCCTGAGCAACCGCTGAGGACTGAAGGACAGCCACTCCCGCGCTACCGGGAGAGAGGAGCAGGCGATGGCCTCGGCCATTACCGGCACCCCGTACCTGTCGGCGTCCCCGACCGCGTACTCCGGTGCCAATGCGCAGCTTTCCGCTGCGATCCAGACCATCTGGAGCAAGGAAATCTTGTTCCAGAGCATGCCGATCCTCCGCTTCGAGCAGTTCGCTGTGAAGAAGACGGAGCTTGGTGTGCAGCCGGGTCTGACGATCAACTTCATGCGTTACAACAACCTCGGCGCTGCCTCGCAGCTTGTCGAGGGTGTGCGCATGCAGACGGTCGCACTCTCGGCCTCGCAGTTCCAGATCACGGTGGCGGAGCAGGGGTACGCCGTTGCGGTCTCCGAGCTTCTGCTCAACGCGTCCTTCGATGACGTCATGGCCTCGGCCTCGCGTCTCCTTGGCCGCAACATGGCGATCTACCTCGACAGCAGCGCGCGCAACACGCTGCTTCTCGGATCGTCCGTCCTCTACGGCTACGACAACCCGTACACCTACGGGCCACCGTCGGGGTCGTCCACAACGGGGTTCTTCAACCCCTACCAGCCGGGCACCCCGGCTGCGAACCGTGCAGCCCTCACGGGCAACTCCTTCTTCAGCTACGCGCTGGTGAAGGACGCGGTCGAGACCCTCGCGACGAAGAACGTCCCGAGGCTCGGCGAGACCTACGTCTGCTTCGTGCACCCTCACCAGAGCCGTCACCTGCGTGACGACCCGCAGTTCATCGAGGTCACGAAGTACGCCGCGCCGGGCAACTTCATGCTCGGCGAGATCGGTCGCATCAACGACGTCGTCTTCATCGAGACGACGCAGGTGCCGCAGGTCACGGCGGGTGTCTACCAGGCGATCTTCATCGGCGACAACGCGTTCGGTCACGCGATCTCGCTGCCGGTGGAGCTTCGTGACGGCGGCATCCTCGACTTCGGTCGTGAGCACGCCCTCGCGTGGTACGCGATCTGGGGCTTCGGTCTCATCACGGACAACGCGATCATCGTCGCCGAGACCAACTGATCCGAGGTCGTGAGGGGCCGGTCCTCAACCGCTACTGAGGATCGGCCCCTTCGGATCATCGAACACCCACATCGGGCTAACAGAAGGAGCACGCATGCCCCCGCAGGGACGCAACAGAGGTGCACGCGCCGGAGATGCAACCGGCAAGGAGAAGGAGCGGCTGGAGCGCGAGGTCCGGCCAGCAATCGAGGAGGCGGCGCAGCAGGTGACGCTGACCAGTCCTCCGCGCGTCGAGCACACCGACGAGGTGGTCGACTACACAGGCGGCGGAGCACCGTCGGCTGAGCAGGCCGCAGCCGGTGTCCGCATGATCTCGATGGAAGAGGCAATCGCCGCAGGCGACACCGCCCACACCATTGACGACCTGCCCGAGTCGGCGCTGACGCAGGAAGAGTTGGACGCGCTGCCCGACGGCACGGTGGATGTCCGACCGGAGACCATCGTCAAGACCGAAGAGCCGCAGCCTGCGCATCAGCAGTTCCAGCAGCGGCAGCAGCCGCTGGAGGTTGTGCGGCAGGCCGCGCCGAAGGTCGAGCAGTCGTTCCGCATCATGCGCGTCAACACCGATTTGCCGGACGTGACCATCGGCAAGGACAACCACTTCACGTTCCGCGAGAACCAGCGCTACAAGGTTCCGGCGTACGTCTACGACCATCTGGACGAGAAGGGCTACGTCTACCACTGACGTAGCTCAACCCCAACGACGAGAGGAGGTGGTCACGTGCCCATCGAGGTCACCGACATCCTGCTGAAGTACTCCAACTCCGCAGCGACGGCTGGCGACACCGACGCCGGGGACGTGACCACCACTCTCGGCGGGTTCATCTCGACAACGGTCATCGCGGACGCGACCGTCGGCAACATCTTCCCCGCCATGACGGGGGCAGAGAATGCTGCCGAGAACATCGACTACACGTGCATCTTCGTGCACAACAACCACCCGACGTTGACGTACCGCAATGCGCGCGTATGGGTGTCGGCTGACGTCGCCGGAGGGGCGACTGTCTCCATCGCTGTCGATCCAACTGCGACTTCAGCCGTTGGTGCTGCGACTGACCAAGCCGTCGTTGCCACCGACAAGAACACGGCAC